ATGGGTACCAAATACTATGTTATGTTTGTCATGGAACTAAGACCCGTGATGAACGAGAAGAACGAACTAAGAGGAAGAAGAAATGAGACATCTAATTATACCAGATACTCAGATCAAACCTGATGCAAACAATGACCATATGACATGGGCTGGACACTATGCAGTTAAGATGAAACCTGATGTGATCGTACATCTAGGTGATCATTGGGACATGCCAAGTCTTAGCAGCTATGATGTAGGGACTAAGAGTTTTGAAGGTAGGCGGTACACTAAGGACATTGCAGCAGGTAATGAAGCAATGAAGATGTTCTTAGCACCTATCAAACGAGAACAGTTACGTCTTAAGAATGGAAAGAAGAAGCAATGGAATCCTCGCTTAGTGTTCTTACTAGGCAACCATGAGTATCGTATTGAACGTGCTGTTGAACACGACTCAAAGCTGGATGGTCTGATTAGCTTTGCTGATCTTGATCTTAAAGGATGGGAGGTGCAAGACTTCCTAGACCCTATCGTCATAGATGGTGTGGCATACTGTCACTACTTTACCTCTGGTGTTATGGGTAGGCCAGTGTCTTCTGCCAAGCTACTGCTACAGAAGAAGTACATGAGTTGTGTCATGGGCCATGTTCAAGATAGAGACATAGCCTATGCACGTAGGGCTGATGGTTTAAATATGACAGGTCTGTTTGCTGGTATCTACTATCAACATGACGAGGCATACCTTAACCCTCAGACTAACGGATCATGGTCTGGTCTATGGGTGTTCAATGATGTACACGATGGTAGCTTTGATGAGTTGCCTGTATCAATGTCGTATCTACGGAGGACTTATGGCTCTAACTTTGGAAGAGTTGAAAGATCGCTTGAAGCAGTTGGATGAGGTGATCCTTGTTGATGTACTGCAATTAGAATCTGGAGATATAGTTTATAGGTTTGAGGATGTTATTGAAAAAAACTTCTACGACCTAGAGATGCAACTAGAGGAACCATATAGTTATGATTGAAGATAGGATAGAACCTTTGTTTGACTTTGAGAAGATTGGCATTGCTGCCGTATTAGCCAGTGAGACTCAAGTTGGAGGTACTCACTACACTAACCTATCTATACAGCCTATGCAGTATTCTATGGCTAACGAGTTGAACGCACTACAGCATACAATCATTAAGTATGTCACTCGTTATCAGGATAAGGGTACACCATTACAGGATCTGGCTAAGGCCAAGCACTGTATTGATATGCTGATAGAGTTTGAGTTGGAGGGAAAATGTGGGTAAAGCTAAACACTCATTGGTTGAATATGAACCAAGTAATATTCATTGATGAAGAGGCTAGAAGTATATCACTATCTAGTGGTAGGACAGTGCAGATAACTGAGGCTGCATTGGCTACTATCATGAGAAGTGTTAAAGGTCTGTCACCATTAAAAGAGAAACCTAAACGAAAGAACCTAAAGAAGAAATAGTTTCCTAGGGAAATTAATAGGGGGCAATTAAGCCCCCTTCATTACGCCTAGTCCTTAAGACTATCAGGCATATCATCAGACAGTCCCTTCCTAGAATACCAAGCCGATAAGAACTTCTTAGCAAACTCAGGATCTTGTTGACGTAGTTGATAAGCAAACATAGTACCTAACTTACCTCGTAGTTTATTTGAAATAAGATCAAGTCTCTTTCTCTTAAGACTATCAGAAGAGTTTTTATAAGCAGGAGAATCAATAATGCTCTGTAGCACAGGAGTTAACATCTCTGCATTCATCTGACGTAGCCCACCGAGTTGTTCACTAGATAACTTAACTCCCTTCAACTTACCTGTGATACCACCCTTGTTCCACTTAACCCTTTGCATCTCTTGTTGTAGTGGTGTTAGATTACTAGCATCGAATACATGTACACTACTCCATGCTTGAGTAATGTCTATCTCCTTAGCGTCACCATACACACCATACTTCTTAGGTAGCTGCTCACGGAAGACAGGGATACGAGCCTGTAACCTTTCCCATGTGTCCTCTGCCTGTCGATCATAACCATCAAACATCTTAGCAGTCTGTGCTAGTAATGCAGGAGTCATTGGACGAGCAACAGTCTCTATCAATCCCTTCTGAATAGACACGTTAGGATCTACGATCATGGCTGTTAGAGTGTGCATACCTTCAAGGAAAGTCTTAGAGGTTATGTTACTCTTAACCATGTACACCAAGTTAGCAGTTAACTCTGCTGCCTCTTCTGAATTAATATCCTCATCATCTGCATACTCCTTAGTGAAAGTAAACAGGTCAGCAGCCATAGCTAGTGGTGTAGCCAAAGGTTCAAACCGATGATAGCTTACCCATGTATCACCTATACGGATAGAGTAGGGTAAGATACCTGCATCTTTCCAACGCTGTCTCTCTGACGCTGTACGAGGGATACTACCAGTGATAACATCTTCATCATACATAGCCCCTATCGTAGCAAACATAGTCATGCCTATGATCTGACGAGGTATTAACTCATCATAACTCATCTTATCTGGCTTGCCATGTAGAGGTATCTTGTTAGTTCTTAGATCAAACAGTACCTTACTTACACCTTCCTTAGTAGTGTAAGCAGCCCTCATTGCTGGAATGAAAGGTATATAATTATAACCTTCTTTGATTATGTTCCAAGGAGTTTTAATAAATGGAACGAACAGAGCAAAGGCAGGATGATCATGACGTAGTTGTTGTATCTTACGAGGGGAACCAGCTAACTTCTGCTGAAAGGCATTGAACAAAGCATCATCACGTATAAGAGAGATAGCAAGTCTACCCTCTTTAGCAGCCTCTGCTCTCTTAGCAGCCATGTCAGCAGTCTCATCCTTGATACTAACTTTCAATCCTTTCTTCTGCCCATCAAAGGCAACTTGATTACCTGCTCTAGTAGCTACAAAGTTCTTGGTACGTACATCCCAGTTAGTATCTTGTGCAGCATCAGAGAATAAATCTTTCTTATACTGAGTATACAACTCATCATAGGATCCCATACCAGCTTTGCTATCTTCCTTGGCAAACTTAGAAGCCATTTGAAACATGCTCTGCCTACGGAACCTTGCCTTACCATACTCATCTATGCCTACGATTAGCTTAGTAGGCCAGCGAACAAAAGTCTCACCAGCCCCTCCGAATGCCTGACCAAACTTAGTGCGACCAATGTTGTTGTGCATATAGTCTTGCATATCAAGAAGGATATCTTCCATCTGTTCAGTGCTTAACATCTTAGGGTCATCAACACCCATCTCATCTTTAAGGAAAGCCTTGAAATCTTTACCTGTCATTCCTAGCTTACGTTCATTGATGTCTCGTTCTAATGAATATCCTTTACGGAATCCTTCTCGAAAGTAAACAGAGTCTTGAGCAAAGGAATCAATAGATGCTTCCCACATAGACTTAACTTGGTTCCATTCACGACCACCATTAGTTAACTTAATAGAGTCTGTTACTAAACCAATGGAGTCTATTAAAGGTTTCATCATAGACTGTATAAACATAGACATGATGTTAACAGCGGGAGTACCTGTGCCAGACAACATTCCGTTAATGATTACATCTAATGCAATACCAGAGACGGAATCATTCTTATCATCCCTAGCTATTACCTTACGATAGAACTCTGCTTTCTGTGCATCTCCAAACTCATTGATACGAGCAGCATTAACAGACAGAGAAGTATTAGCAACCTCACATGCTGGTGAAAATTTCATTTACACTTAACTCCTGCGAATAAAGAATCTATCATACGATTATCTGCCATGTCTTGCAACATCTTCCTTCTGTGGTTTAATGCAGCAGACACCTTACTACCTTGTCCTTTGTTCCATGCTTGTATACCATAGAATAGGTTGATGTCAGAATGTATTAAAGCAATTGTCTCATCAGTTAGACCAGTTGACTTACCTAGAATATCATAAGCATTAAACAACTTTCTTTCTACTTCATTGAATAGAGGCTGTAACATTCTCATCTCTTCTGCACTAAAGATTCTGTCATCATTAGCAAGAATAAAATCTATCATGTCCTCAAAGTCTTCAATGTCGTTCTTCTTAAGTAGAGTCCTTGATGCTGCATCTATGTTCTTAAACGTATGACGACCACGCATCATGCCTCTGAGTTTAGCAGTATCTAATCCACGGGAACCAGCTACCTTCATTGCTGTATCTGCATACTCTTTTAAAAGAACATCAGCATCCTCAACATCCTTTAACTTTCTTAGATCATCATCAGTAAGCCTCTCACCAGCATTCATCTTAGCTTGGACTTCTGCCCTTGCTTCCTTGACAGCAGTGCTTTCCTTTATGTTAATGACTTTATCTGGATCATTACCTTTGTACCTACCTGCTGCAACCTTAGCTGTAGTCTCAGGCTTATCAACAGTACGAGGTAGTAACTCACCTCCAACTAA